TTGTAGTCCCGTGAAAAGAACCAATCAGAGCCGGTTTTACTGACACGAATCAAGCGGTTTATTAAAGGCAACCAATCACAGAACAGAATTGATGCCCATGCGCGTTGGCATGTGTAGGTAATATTTGGTCGGCATATTGTAGGCCCCGGTGTGATCAAAATCGTAGGCCGTCGGCTCGTCCGATGAGGGTGTGTTGCGAATTTCCGGACGCCAGTTTTTGGTGTGGTACCTCTCGACCTCCCAGACGATTTCGCAGGTAACTTGCCCCGTCACGTAGAGGTTGAGATAGGTGTCTGAATTGGCCGTAGTTGGAATAGGAATTTTTTGAGTTTTGACAAAGATGGTACCCGGCGGATGCTCCATGACGAGCGACCCGTCGCTGCTGTCGTAGAGCGTGTGCCGATCGGTGCGAGGCGCTTTACTCCAGATAGGATTACCCCGGCAGATGGGCGTGCTGTTCCAGGCCTGATTTGGGTACATCCAGACGATCGGCTGCTCGGTGATGGTGTTGTTGTTGGCCGAGTAGACGGTGTTCCATCGCGTCATGTCGTTATCGATGGTCCTGGACGTGACGGTGCCGTCCGTATCGTTGTGCGGTCCCACGTCAAAGGTGAGCGTCGGTCCGTCGACGGCCGAGCAGGCTCCATTGGCCGGCTGAGTTTGAGACGTCACTCGCTGCCGAAAATCGTTGCTGGGTTTTGGAATGTTTTGATCGTGAGAGAGACTGTTGTTGCCGGATGTAATGGAATAGCTGGTCGGCATAGTCGCCGTCATAAAGGATCCTCGAGAATTGGAAGAATCTGACGTGGTCTGGTTGAGCCCGAGGTTGCGCGTGCCCGGTCCCGGCATCCAGTTGCTGGGTTTTTTGTAAGGATTGTAGCGATTGTAGGTGAAGGAGCCCGTGTTGGCGTTGTGAGTCGGATACCAGCGTCGCGTGCCGACGATGGCGTTATAGTCGGTCTGCGGCGACGCGTAGGCCCGGTCGTTCATGACCCAGGCCGAGTCAAACTCAAAGTTGAACTCGGTCTCCTCCCCGGTGCGTAGCACCTCGTGACTGGAACTTTCCAGCATAAACAATGGCGCCATCACGCGGAGAGCTTTGGACACTCCGTTGTTGTCGTTGGGTTGATCCGACGTGAGCCATTTGTCGTACTGGTAGTAGCCGTATTGCGGCAGTTTCCAGACGTCGTTCGGCAGTTCCGGAATGACGTGTTCGTTCCAAGGATTCTGCGGATACGGATACTGATGCGACCCGTCGCAGAAAATGTGGACCCCGGCCGTCAGGTCGTTGTTGTAGAGCGTGTCCGCGCCCAGTGTGACCACTTGTTTGATTTGCAAATTGTATATTTTAATGTGCATGGCTTTAGGCCGCCATTTGCGGTATTCGTTAGTGAGGCGTTGCCAGTCTTGCGGGCTGAAATGGCCCGCGTAGCAGTTAAAGTCAAAGTAGCCCCAGGGCGTACTGATGCCCTGCCAGTATGACTTTTGACTGTCGGCGTCATCTTGCGCGCCAAAGGCCTTATAGAGATGGCCGTTGTAGATGGGACAGTACCATTGGCGCGTTACCCGAGTGACCACCGTCGTGTCGGAAAAGAGCGTGCCTCCGCGCCACCCTCCGGTGGAAATGCCCACGCTCCGTCCGGCTCCACCTCCACCACCGCCCGCGTTAGCGGCCTGGCCAGATCGAGAGCCAGCAGGCGCCGCTTCGCCTCCTTCAGGATTTTCTTGGTTATTGGCCGTGTCGGCCATTTTGGGTTGCTTGGCTTTTTGATTGGATCTGGCGAAATAGAGCTTGCGCTTCTGCGCGCGGTCGAGTTTGGCTTGCTTGGCGCTCGGCTCGCCGAGCGATGGCGCAATAGCTCGCTTAGCTCCAAACACAGTCTTACCGATCCAACCACCAAAAGAACGGTCAGACTCGAGATCCTCGAGAAAGTCTTGATCAGCTTTATTGAAATACAGATAAGGGTTTTTACCCTCAGACAGATATTGATTATAGGCTTGATCGTGTTTTTGGGCCGCTCGATCGGCTTTATTGACGGGTTCCCCGTTATCGAGAGGATTGAATGGACCCAGGTACTTGTATCCCGGCACTACCCAGCCACCCGGGCGTCTAATTGGCGCCATCCACCTCCATGTCCTCGACGGCCTCCAGCATTTCCTGGTCCGTCAGTTCTGAAACAACATTGAGTTCCCGCTCAAGCTGCACCTTCGCTTGGTGCGCTTGGTACACATTATCCCAGTATTGACAGCGCTCGCAGGCGCCCCCCTGGCTAAAGTGCCATAACATGTTGCGGTACCTCTGGTCGAGGTCCTTCTTTATTGAAAACAGCAATTCTTTACATTGGTCCCAGTTAATCATTCCCCCCGTGGCTTGCGCCTGAAAATCACCCTGCAATTTATTGAAAATCAAGTCGGTCCCCGCGCGCGTCAGACGCGTGGAGTGCCAGTAAAACCCGCACAGAGCCGGCGCATCTGGATGCTCGGACCGGTAACGCATAAACACATCAAGCGGCGTCTCCTTCTGCGTCAGAGTCCTCGAGCGACTCGAAGCAGTGCAAGACGATCGGTTCCTCGCCCAGCGTGTCCCCTTGGTAGACGCCCAGGAGCTCGCCCCACTCTGACGGGTTGAGCGCCCGTCGCGACGGTTCGGGCTCCGGCTCCTCTTCCTGGACCCCCAAGAAGACATCGTTTTGCAGACCTGGCAGAGGATCCTCCTCCACGTCCTCGTCCACGCACAACCGTTTGGCCGGCGGCTCCTCGGGCTCCGCGTCGAGGTCGCACTGCGTAGCTGTAGAGACACAACGTTAGAGACGCGGAGACATAACATGAGAGCCGCCCCCGGAACGCCAGACTCACCGACGGACTCGGGTTGACCGCGATCCCGGGTCTCCAACTCCGGCACGCCGCCACAGATTAGGCAAAATCCGGTGTTTTGGTGCACTTCAAAGTTCTGTGAACAACCGGAACAAGGCGTATTCAGAGGAAAGGTATTCTTGACCCGGTCTAGCTTCCACTGCTTGAGAAACCCCTCGAGCGAAGGATCAAAGCGATCGGCGCAGCTATTGATCCAGGCGTAGATTTCCGTGAGAGTAATCTCGCCAAAAGTGGAATGCAGTCTCTTCATAAAGTTGAGCTGCACCACGCGCTCCCTCAGCGGCTTAGAGTGAACCTCGCTAACGGTGTTGCCACCCACCACCCGGTAAATGTCGTTATTGGAACTAATGATAACCGGAGTCTGCGGCAGCAGCTGCGACTCTTTGTGCTTGCGATCAATTCGGAATTCGGTCCCACCCAGAATACACTTGGCCTGTTCCACCCAGTCAGTGTGCATCAGGCATTCCTCCCACCAGACCACCAGCTTGTGAGCGCAGTCGTTAAAGATAAACGATTTGTTTTGGTGATTGACGCAGCCGTAGAGCCGCACGGCGCTTACTAAAGCCTTAGCCAGATTAGTCTTGCCCGTGCTGGCCGGCCCATAGAGTAGCAGAGTATTTTGTTTCCCCGCCCGCCGGTTAAACAGAGCCAACACCCAGTGACCCACCATCCAAGGGTTGTAACCTTGGAGACCGAGAAGAATAAAGACCTTGTTGCCCGGTTGGACTCTGGACTGGTGATTCAGCGTTTGCAAATAAGACAAGGGCGTATGCTTTTTGACTAACTCGATATGGAACATGGTAAAGATTTGCTCGATAAGCTTTCCGCCTCCACCAATCGCCTCCAGCATAACCACCAGGTCAGGATGCCCGCCCACCAACTGCTCGTAGGTTAAGAGGTTGTCCTGACGGCAGCGCGCCAAACAGTCCAGCATCAGCGCTTCCCGCCGGTTCAACCGCTGACGGCCCCCCGCCTTTTCAGGTTCCTTCCACCCGGCCGGTCTCACCTCAGGCAGCGCCCCAAACATCTCGCCAGAAAAGACAGGCTCCGCTTTCAGCACCCCCAGACCCGCCTGCAGCTGGTTCCACAGCCTCTTCCTCGACCCCAGCGGCACAGACTCCCCGTTGATCAGAGTAGACTGATAGGTTTTGTAGATTCCCTCGAACCAATCGCAAGCCAAAGTGTTGCGGCGCGGCGACGCCTCCGCAAAAAACTGCGCGTTCTTGCACAGCAGATAGTTGACTATGTACTCCCACCCGTTCACTCTAGCCGCGTGAGATTGCCCAGCGCGGGTGCGATACGTGAGAATGTCCACCACCCGATAGTCTTCCTCGGTGATGGTGCGAGTCAGCGCCGCTTGCACTCTAGAAACCAGCAGATGCACATCGATGCGGTCTTGAGGCACCCAGTCCCGGGTATTACACTGAAGCTGATCGCCCAGCTCGGTCAAAAAGTGCAGCTGCAGCGGGCGTACCGCCGCCTTGGCGTTGTACTTGTTCAGCCCAGGACCACCCATTACCAGATGGATATTAAACTGAGCCTCCCCAATTTCAGACTGCACGTAGATGGAGCAGCTAGGCTCGCTCACGGCCTGGCGAGATCGAAAATAGCGGATTGCAGCATTGTAGACAAACATAGCCAGCGAACGCCCGTAGTAGCGGTCCTCGCCGTGAGCCTGCAGGTACAGGCGCTGCGCCGACGGGCTATCCTGCTCAGGAGCCAGCAGCCAACCGCTAACGTCATCCAGCCCTTCTCGGTTATGAGAGCACAGTCCCCACTGCAGATCGCGCTCCCAGCTCTGAACAGAGCCCAAAAACGGCAGCTTGAACACATAGGTGTAAGCCGGAGAGTGGAAGCCCTGAACATAGCTAGCGAGAGCAGACAAATCAGCAGATTCAAGCACAGCGGCCATCTCAGGCTTACCTGCACCGGCGAGAGCTCAGAGCAG